CCGCTGAAAAGTCCGTTACCGGGAAAGCGGGCACGGTTGAGCCTTGTTCGTGGTATTCGTCGGGATCGGAGAAGCCGCGAACGCCGTTATAATCAACCCAAACCGAATCCGTTGGCCGCATCCTTTGTTTGGCGAAAATAATTTCAGCCTTTCCTTTCAGCGATTGCCCGTTTTCATCTTCAATGATGTTGTAATATTCGGGCCGGTAAAGGAAGGTAACAACATCGGCATCTTCTTCGAGGCTCCCGGAATCTTTCAGGTCTGACAATTGCGGGCGCTTTGATCCACCACGAAGTTCAACAGCCCGGCTAATTTGAGCAAGTGCAATGATCGGTATGTTCAGCGTGTTTGCCAGTAGTTTCAGTTTCGTGTTAATCGAACCGATTGCCAGCGCCCGGTTTTCTGTTTTCGTATCAACTATTTTCTGGATAAAGTCAATTACAAGGTACTGAATAGGCGCTTTGTAATGTTCCCCGTAACAGGTTGAAATAACCTCGTTGATATTGTTCGTTTTGTCCAGCCAAACGACCGGCATTTCATCTACATACTTTTTTGCGTCGGCTATTTGTTGCCGTTGCGCGTCCGTTAATACCGTCCAATCGTCGTCATGCGTGTAGCCAGTAATCATCCCGATCAATTTGATTTTCGTCATCCTTACGTTCATATCCAGCGTCACAAATACGCCGCGCGAGCCTTCCTTTACCCATCGCAAAATGTCGTTCAAAATATACGTCGTTTTCCCCATGCCGGACCGGGCCGCAATTAGGTAGTAACACCCAGGCTCATACCCGATATTTAGCCGGGCATTGATTACGGTGTTTAGAGACGGCTTGCAGGGGTAGTCTATTTCAAGCCCTTGCATTTTGCGCTCAAACCAATCCTCAAACCATACGTCAACGGCTGCCGATTCTGTCGGGTAGGCGTGACAATCGGCGATAAACCGATCTTGTTCGTCCTTGATTCGTTCGGCCTCTATTCCCTGCGCTATGCCGCTTTGCGCGTATTGCGCGGCGCGGTGGATTACCCATTGCCGGTATATCGGTAGGAAGAAGTCGAGCGCCGCGTTTAGGTCGGTGTCGGCGTGTCTACCCTGAATCTCGAAAAGGTCTTTTTCGGTAACGTCTCCGCCCGGCTTACAAACGGTGTACGCCGAATAACTTTTCCCGTTGCCGTAGAACTGCTCAAACACCGCACACGCCGCTTTGTCGTACTTTGTCTGCTTCCACCACGCCGGATGCACTTTGTGAGCGACAGCGGCGAAGAGATGCGGCTCCCGCAGGATTGCAGCGAACAGCACCTCGGCGGCTGTTCGGTATTGCACTTCAATCTCTGCCCCGGCGCTGTACATATCGGGGTAGATTGGCCGGGATTGTCCGTTTCCGTTTTGGCGGTGGTAGGTTGGTGCGTGTTCTGACATTTCATTTCGTTTCAACGGTAAACTTTCTTTTTGCCGCCACATACGCGGCGTTGATCGCCTCTTTGGCTTCCGGGCTGGCAGGCGTCCAAAACTCCTTCATCCACGCCTTTGCCCCGTCAATGCCCTTTTCGGCGAATAATTCGAGCCATAATTTTTCCAAATGTGTTTCCATGTTGTCACGGGCTTCGATGAAAGCGCGGGCAATTACCCGGCCCTGTTGGATTTCGGTTTCGGGGTCAATTTCCATGCGGGCTATCCAACCTCCACCAATTTCGGTTAGGACGGCCCAATCTTCCGCCGTCAACTCAGATTCGTGTAGTTCCCGCATCTTAGCGCGGGCAGTATCCAGGCCAACTGTTACAATCCATTTCAGTGCGTACCGGACGTATATCTCGAATGATTCGGCGTTGCCACGGCGTATCACTTCTCCCCATGCGTTGTTGTACGCCGTTGCATACTGCCGGGCAAACGCCAACACCTTGCGCCCGTCACGGGCAAAAACCAAGTCTCCCCACTTTTCCCATGCGCCGTTTTCAAATCCCCATTTCAGGCGGGTAACGTCGTCGGGTAGTAACATCGGCCCGTCGTACAACTCATCAACCGACAGACGCGCTAAAAGACTTATGTCTGTGATCGTGCCAAAGCGGCGATGAATAGCGGAAAGGCGGGCGGTTGTTATGTTGAGGGCGGTTGTCATTTGATTGAATAGTTAACCGGCGCTGCCGATCTAAGCGGCGCTTGCGGCTGCGGCCCGGCGGTGTGTTGTGTTGTTGCGGGGTTTTTCGCGGTGTCAAACTCCTTTTGCCGTTTCAGCCAAAGACCAAGTGCGGCGTGATGTTGCCCGAACGTTTCCCCTTCGCGACGCCTTGCAACTTGGTTGCTGCAAAAGTCGATCACGATGGATTTAAGGCGCTCACCTGTGTAGTTCGTTCCGGCTGTCTTTTGCGCTTCGGAAAGTAGGGCGCTGTTGGCGTTGTAAAACCTCGAAAGTTCCTCTTTCATCTGTTCCGGGGTGTTGGCCTGCGGTCGATCTTCGAGGGAGTAGCGGGCTGCGGGCGCGGCTGTTGGTGCAATGCCTTTCGGCGGGTAAATCCCGGAATAAGTGTGGGCTATGCTGTGTTCAATTGCGGCCCTTCCGGCTTCCGGATCGTAGTTCACCCCTTTTGCAAGTGCGGCGATTGTTGCCGCTTCGGTTTTGGCTGTTTTGTACGTGCCTTTCTTTTCCCGGCGTTTGTAGTCGATCCATTCGCCCCAGGCTTCGGAAATGCCGTGAAAGAATACCAATACCCTGTCGTCGGATATTTCCGCGCAAACGGCGGTGATATTGTTTCCTGCGGGTTTTGGGGTGCGGGGCTTTTTGCCCGCCGCCGGGGTAATTGGTTCTAAGTTGGTTTTTTCTTCTAAGTCGAACGTTTGCCCCTCTACGATTCGGACGTTTTCAAATTCGGTTGAGGTGTGGGTTGTGATGATAGCCGCTTGCGGCGCTAACTTCTCTTTCTTCTTGTTTTTATTCTTATCTATATACTTGTATTTCGGGTCAGTCCCGTTTACTACCCCGTCAGTCCCGTTTACTACCCCGTCAGTCCCGTTTACTACCCCGTCAGTCCCGTTTACTACTTGTCTCTTTTCATAAAATCTGGAATTGACAACCCGCATTTTGCTGCGCTCCCCCGGCTTTCGATCCACTTCCAGGAAACCAAGCCGCTCTAATTTTTCGACGTAGTAACTTACGTTTGGAAGTGAGCATTGTAGCCATTCGCAAAAATGCTTCCGGCTTGCATAACACCATCCGCTTTCTTTGCTAAGGGCGTCTATTTCGCCCAAAAGCATTTTTTCAGATGGTATCAATTCTTGTGATAACCAAATGTTTGCCGGGATAAATACGCCGGTGAATTGTCTTTTTACGTCTGACATAACCGCAATAAAAAAGCCCTTTTGTAGAGGGTCACGGGCAGGTAGGAAACTGCATAGGGGGGCGTAGCAACCCCTAACCGTGCCCCTTAACAAAAGGGCTGAATGAAAAAAAAGTCAAACTCTTTTGCTACGCCTTACATTCGGCTCCTACCCCGAACGGTAATCTTAATTACAGGGCAAATATACGGGCTTTTATTTACCGTACAAACTTTATTTTACAAATCCGTTTCATCCAAAGCGGCTCCAATTACTTCCATTTTTTCGACTAATATTTCAGCCATACGCGCATCCAACGAACCGTCAAAAACAAGGTGTTGAACTAAGACGCTTTCCGTTTGCCCGATCCGGTGACAACGATCCTCCGCTTGCATCATATTCGCAGGTGTCCAATCCAGTTCCGCAAATACGACTTTCGACGCGGCGGTTAAGGTAATACCTACCCCGGCGGCGCGGATTGAGCCGACAAATATTTTGCAGGTCGGATCATTCTGAAAACGGGTAACACTATTTTCCTTTTCAACATCGGACATTCCGCCATATAGTTTCACGGCTGCCAGGCCAAAATGATTTTGCAGCGCGTCCACGACTTCCCGGTGATGGGCCATAATTACGACCTTTCCGTTTGATTCAACTATGTCGGAAATATGCTCAATCACGAACGGTATTTTTGCCTGCGCAAGTTCGCGGCGAATGGCGGCCATTTCCTCAAATGCTACTGAATACGCCTGCCGTAGTTGCCCGACAGCGGCGGCGTAGGCGTCTTTATCGCCGCTTGCCTTGCTGCGCTTCGCCTCTGCCTTAATCGCTTTAACCCGGCTTTCCAGGGCGTCTCCGTGTTCGTTCTCCTGCTTCACTAAGCGGGCAACGCTGTCCGACGGCAAAGATATAACCTGCCTGATTTTCGCGGGAAGTTCGGTTAATACGTTCGCTTTCATTCGGCGAATCATGCCAGACGAGCGAAGTATTTTTTGCAATTCATCCAGGTTTGACGAACCGGAAAAATCCCATCCGTATCTATTTCTGTGAGCATCACAGTAACGATTAGCGAAAGAAAAAAAGTTGTTGAATTGTGACGGGAAAAGGTAGTTAACCAGTGGCCACAATTCGACGGGCCGGTTTGTGATCGGCGTTCCGGTTAAGAATATACGCTTTCCAGCATCAATAGGCACAACTTTTTTGCCTTCGCCCAACAGCGCCTTTGTGCGGGCCGCTTTCGGGTTTTTCATATAGTGGGCCTCGTCACAAATAAGCAAATCCCATTTCACGGCCCGGATTTCATCGGCATATTTTGCGGCAATATCGTAATTCATTATTACGATTTCGGGCAGAACAGGAAACGCATCGCCGGATCGTAAAACGTGAATCCGGTACGGGTCAACTAACCAGCGGTTGCACTCTTTTTGCCAGTTAATTTTTAATGTTGCCGGGCAAACGATCAATACCGTTTTGGGCTTTTCTACATTGATAACGGCAATGGCTTGCACCGTTTTACCCAACCCCATTTCATCGCCGATCAATACGGATCGGTTATTTACGGCGTATTCAATACCTGCTTTTTGATAAGGGAAAAGCACCTTTCCGGCTGGCAAAGGGATTTCGATATTAGTTAATGCCTGTGAGGAACTTGACGCCTCAATTGCCGTTTCAGCCTTTTCGATTTCAGCGATAGCGACATCATCAGCGTTTTCTTTTAGCGCGGCGGCGACAGTCGCCTTATCTGTCCACCAGCGCCGTTTGTCTGGATTCCAGCGGAACCCGGCTGCTTTTAGCGCGTCTTTTTCTTCAAAAGATGCGTTTGCAACAAAAATACCGTTTTCGTATAAGATTTTCATTGCACAAAGATAGTGCAAATAAATATCCGTACAAATATTAATTACATATTAACAAAAATCCCGCCACAATTTCCATCGGGCGGGGTAACAAAACCATGTTCCATTCATTCTCATAATGTCTTTTGTGCGCTGCACCTCAAATGCAAGTGTACAAACCCAAAAATCGTATCCATGTGCGATTCCAGCGACATTGCCCGCTTTGGGGTTGGATACTTCGTTCCGCAATGGTGGCAGGTTAGTTGCCCGTATTTCAGGGAGATGTGCTGCCAATCCTGGCGCAAAATGTCGGTGATGTTTTCGGCTGGTATGGTCATAATTTAGTCGTCTGTTTTTCGTAAAACTCCATACTGCGAATCCTGCCCCTTTTTCGGATCATCAACGACTTGCCCCCCGGCCCCGGCGAATAATGGGCCTGAAAATACGGCGTGATACAGTACATTTCGCCGGTATCGGTCGTTTGCCAAACGATTTTATTCCAGAGCATCGGCTTGGCGGGTGATTCAATCCGTAGGCTATCCCCGGACGCAATGACCGGCCATGAGGCGCTACCTACGTCCATTTGACCGGCGGTGTCCACCATTACAACGGTAGAAGTGTTGAACTGGAAATGAACCTGCCCCCGGCATTGTGAACATCGGGCGAATAGCATGAGTACGGTTAGTATGGCGTATAGTGCTATGCGGGGCAGGCGTTCGTCTGTGTTGTGGTATGTGGTCATTTGAAGCGTTCGGTTATATGCCGAATTTCCAGGAAAGCCCGTTCCGGCATAATGGATAATATCTGCCGACGTATCGCCCGGCATTTGGCGTAGTATTCCTGAATTTGCGGGCTGTCCGACATTTGCCCCTCTTTCAGGAATTGGCCGTAACTGCCGGCTGCGTCGTCTGCCATACGTGCGGCGGCGGCGATGCGCCCCGGCAGGGTGTTGGAGCATTTGCCCAGGTATTCGGCTTTGATCTCGCCGGATACTACCCCGAAGGAAAGACAGATTTCGTCCGGGTCTGCTGATTCGCAGAACACGACAAGGCCGACGGCGGTGTTAATTCTGAAGTCGTTTTGGGTGCGGCATTTGTACGCGGTCAATGCCAGTACGGCGACGGCGGCAATGCGGATGAATTTTTCAATACATTTTGCGTTTTTCATTGTTGCGAAGATTCGGGGGGCGTGAAATGATAGGATTAAATTCGATTTATTTTCCACAAAGCAACCCGCATGAGGTTGCGTTGAATATGTCTAAAAATCCATCTTCGTCAATATCGGAAAACAAGTCAAGTTGTTGGTTCAGTTGAATGAGCGCCGTAATTTTCTTTACCCGTTTTTCAAATATTGAATCAGTGTTTTCTTTGTACCATCGGAACGGCTTTTCCCTCCATGTGTATTCCTTGTCTGTTGTTCCTTGTTTTTCGTACCATTCTGCTTTTTCGGCTAATTCCGGGTGATGCTCCCAAAGCCCGGCAATTTCATATTGCCTTTGGTTGAAACAATGATAGCAGTTTGCACGACTTCGCCAAGCGAACACCGAATCAAAAATCCATTCTGGTACAGAATCTTTCGGATCAAACCCCAATCTATTTTTTACCGATTCGTGTAGACGCTTCCAAAAGAATGTAGGCGGCTTTAGTCCGTGTTTGTTTATTGTCTCATAAACCTGCTGTATACCGATTCTGTGACGCTTTAGCGGGTAAACAGGCGTTACATTCGGTGTTTTTGAGGCATCAAACCCGCCCCTGTTTTCATCTGCACGAATACCAAAGTAAATATTGGCTTCGTCGTTTCCTATAAAAGCGAGCATAGGCTCAATCTTGCTTTCGCGGGTACAATACCTTGCACGGCGGGAAGGCAAAAAGTAATTGTACGATTCAATTATTTCCAATAATGGCCGGCCAACGTGGATTATTTTTTGGCCCAAAAACGCCTCTACGGAATTGAGCCACTCAAACACCTCTGGCAATTCCGATCCTGTCGGATTGAACATATATTCGTAAGGCAAATTAGGCTCCGTTTCGCGCTGAACAAGTGCTGTACAAAGGCTATCCTTGCCGGAAATTGGAATAATGTATCTCATATTCGACATCTTAAAAGTAGGCTGGATTCTGCCCAGCGTTGAGGGTCGGTCATCAACGAACCGTCACACTTTGCGCCGCTGGAAATGGCGGCGTATTTGTCCAGGCGCTTAGCAAGTTCTTTTCGGGCGTCGTCTGTAATGCCGATCACGGAAAGCGCCTGTTTGGCCTGTACTGTCGATATTCCCGGCTTTGTGCCGATGTCTTTTGCCCGGTAAAATTCGGCGACCTTGCAGGCTATTTCACGGACTTTGGCGGCGTTTTTTGCGCTAATCCAGGCGGTGGTTAGGTACGTTTCGATTATTTCGTTTTGCATTACGTTTTACTTTTTTTCGTGAATAGATAGATAGGCGATGGCGGCGGCTTCGGCGGGGTTGGTATCCGATAACAAGAACGCTCCTGTATCGCTGTCGTCACTTCCGCTATATGTAGCGTAAAACAATTTAAAATGATACGATAATTTAATCAATGCACTACATTCCCGCAAAATGTCGGTGGCCGTCGGGAGATACACCAAGCCGGTAAAATCCCGTGCGTCGAAGTAGTCGTCAATGATCGGGCGGCCTCCGGAAACATAGTGAACAACAGGGGTGTGTCCCACTACTGGATGTATATCGCCGTTTTCGTCAATCCAATTAATGCCCGGCATTGGTACGGTTTCGCCGAAAACGAAAACAAGCCCTTCGGAGTCTCCCCACCATTGCCCCGGCGCGGGTTGGGGTTGCGGGAAACCGGCGGCGGCCAAACGGCGGCCAGTTTCTGGTGATACTGTGTTTGTCATGGCCTTGAGTTTAGCGGGTTACAACGATCATTCTTTGCCCCTGGCATTGCGGGCAAACAGCGAGAAGCCCGGCTCCGTAACTGATTACCCCCGAGCCGCTACATTCGTAACAGGTTGCGGCGACTTGTTCGGGCTGCCGATCACGGTTGACGCTATCAGCGAAAGCGGCGAGTAGTTCGGAAAGTGATTGTTCTTGCATTGCGTTTCGTTTTAAAATATGAGAAAATAGATTGCTGCAATTATTATGCCCGCAAACACCCCGGCGCAACCGTTCGACACTTCACGCTCAACCGGCCTGCCGTGACGGCGTGATGAAACAACGGGCTTAACCTGGCCCGGCGGGCGAACGGTAGGTACTGATTGTTTTGCGTGTGAACCTTTGCCCTTTGCGGGGCTTGGTGCGGAGCGGCGGTGGGACATTAGTTATTTGATGTTTTGGGAAATGAATTCTGACAAATCCGAAGCATACGAACGGTTAAACCGGGATACCCACAAAAACCCGTCTCCAATGCCGTCTATGTCTGCCGATAATTGCCCCCATGTTTCCCGCTGCGAATTGGTGAAAATGGCTGCTTCGATACGGCTATCAATCGACTGCCGTAATGCTTTCCATTTTTCGGACGTTGGCGAAGATTTGAAAATCTGCCAAATTTCCTTCCAGTCTGTTTCCTTTTTCCGGCCCTTTACTTCGGTTTTGAACTCCGAAAGTATTTCAGTTTTCAGGGTCAAAAACTCCTGAATAATGCGCTCTTTCCGGCTTTCTTTGTAGGCCTCTGTATTCGTTGTGTACTTGACGCTTTGAAGTTCGTCAACCGGGGCAATAAAGTCGGCACCAAAGTATTTGTGAAACAGTTGGGCCAATACCAACACCTCTGAATGAGGATAGTTAAGTCGGTCGTTCATGCGCTCCATTGCCTCGAACGCCTGAAAAAACAGGTCATATTCGTTGCCCGGCTTGTCAGCGGCTTGCACGTTGTTGATAAAAATGTAATTGTTTTGGACGTTGATAACGGTTGTTTTTATACCGCCTGCCAATTCGAGCGCGGCGTAGTTTACCTGCGCTTGGATGCGGTGCCACTCGTTGTATTCGATCAGGCCCATGTTGCACTGTTTCTTCCCGTTGTTGTATCGGGATTGCAATAAAAGGGCGTCGCTGGAATTTTGTGATAAAATTGCAAGCGCTTGGTCGGTTTGCCCGTTTGAAATTAAACTTTGAATTTGGTGTTTCATAATTGTATAAATTGAAATGCGTGATAAATTACGAATATGCCAACGGCTGCAATGACTACATACTCAACCCCGGCCAAAAGCAAAACAAAAATAACCATGTCAATGGGGTACGGAATAAGCATGACGCAAAGGGCTAACCATGACGCGCAATCAATACCGAACCCGTAACAAACTATCAGTGTAATTAGTCCGCTGAAAACGTTTAAGATGTTGAAAATTTCAGTCCACCCGCTACACCCTTTTAGCCGATTAGAGTGCAGGATTTTCAACACGTTATGGACGGCCTTTTCAATGCCCCGGTACATGAACACCTTTACCCGGATAACCCGTTGCACCTTTACCTCTAATCCTAACTTTTCGCGGATCGAATATTCTACCCCGGCTGCCCGGTCTGTTTCGTCGCTTTCAAATCCAACCTTTCCGAGCCAAAGAAACGGCGGGAAAAATGTCGTGGGGCGTATATTGAACACATAAACCCATTTACGCGGGGGGAGAAACTTTAGTAATTTCATTATCCAATCCTTCTTTGTCCGGCATAAGGTTGATCGTATCCGCCCCTACCATGTGCAAGTTCCGGCGGATTTGGAACGGCCCAATTGGTAAGAACCTTTGCCAAAAATAAGGATGGAAACCAAGTTCCAATCATTAGCCAAAGCGGTATTCCCAGGTAAACAAAAAGCATAAATTCGTCGATTAATAGAACGGTAGCAATTCCCCAACAAATTATCAGCGTAACCCCGCTTGCTGTTTCGTGTACCCGGCGAATCAGTATGCCGATACCGGACAGCCCATAAAACGATTCGTTTGCCGCTGTGCCAGCATAGTACCTGAATAACCCACCCAAACAAATAAAGAGCGGCACAATTGAAAAGAACATGCCCATAATCCATTTCCAAATCGGCTTTATTGCCGCCCACGCTTCCGTTTTCCGGTAATCTATTTCCCGGCTGGCATTGTCCAAAGTTGTTTGAACTTCGTCTGGTGTTGGAATATGGATGTTTAGCGGCTCATCCGTTACCGGCGTGTTCGCAACATCCGGCGCTTGCAACGTCCCATACGGGCGTACCGGGTCGCCGGTGTTGTTTGGCGGCAAATAGACGGCACCATTCGGGGCAACGGGGGATTGAATGCGCTGCGGTTGCGGTTCGGAAGACTTAGACGGCACATTTACAAGTTTCGGCTTGTTGCGTTGAATTACCGGCTCGCCGTTTACCTTAATAAGGGACAACTCCCCCCCGGCATCATTGTACCGGACAATCCCGGTACTTTTCGGTAATAACTCCATGTATGTACTTTTGCCGTCGGCTTTCCGGTCAATGTAGACGGTTTTTGAATCCGTCTGAAATTCATACGTTACGGTTGCCCCGGCAGGTGGGATGGGGCTAATTTGGCCGCTTACTTGCATTAATGCCGCGTCCACTTGTTGCGTTTTCGATTGCCCGAAAACAGGCAGGCAGAAGAGTAGGAAGGACAAAGCGACGGTGACGGCTTTAGCTTTCGCTTCAATAACCTCGATCATCGTTTGTTTTGCCCGCTCCTTGTTTGCCTCCAATTTCGCCGCTCCCCTCCATTGCCGGTAATGCGCGCAAAACCAAGTTACATATTTGCGGTACATGATCTCATTTTCGCCGATATGATCCAGCCCGGCAGGTAGCGCGGCCTCCGGCTGTATCCTGTCGGAAAACGGCTCGTTACCACGATCAAAGAAAAAGTCGGTAGCCTTGTCCGCCGTTATGATTGACGCCTCTTTTTCAAATGGCGGGATAATGACGGCCCAAATGGCGTGTGAGGTTTGCTTAAACGCGGCTTCCGCCATTACCGCAAACGCTTTTTCATCCGTTCCACAAACAAGAATGTCAGGCGATATGTCGGGCGGCGTCCAGGTCGGAGCGGTTATAAGTTTCTGCACTTCAATCGGCGGGTTTTCGCTCCAATCCTTCCAGGTGTGCATACCGGCCAAATAGGTGCCACGCGCCATAAGTAAAAGCAAAATAAAGAACCCGATTAGCCCGATTGCGGTTGCCGCTTGCATTAGCACATCTTCGGTAATAACCGCGAAGGCCGTTGAAACCATGTGCATGGATACGGTAGCCATAATAATGCCGACGGCGACAAAACCGGCCCGGAAAATAAATCCAGGATACGTTTTTTTATTGTCGTACATCCACGTTGTAATGTGGATAGGCGCATTGCGCACTATTTTGGAGAGATGCCAAAAAAACTGATTTGGCACTTTTTTGGCACTGTCGGCAGGTTGTTGCATTTCTTGACTATTAATGAGTTATGAAAGTTTTGGCACTTTGGCACTTGTTATCTACTTTCCCCCTCCCCCGGCTTTCGATAGGGCAGCATGGTATCTTTTTATTGTGCGTTCACTGTACCCCTTCCGGCCTCGGAAGTGGGCTACTATTTGAGCGCACGTTTTGGTCTGCATTAAGTTTTTGATTTGCAGAATCCGAAAGTCGTTCAGGCTTTTATGTCCGGTTTCTTTTTTGATCGTTTGCACCTCAACCGGCGTCAATCCGTCCGACCTGTTACCATGCTCCCAAACAATAGATAGCCCAACCTTTACCCCCGGCGCATTTGCCAGGGTAGGCGTTTTGGTTTGTGTTCTTTCTTGTTTTGGCTTTGTACTTTTGCCTGGTTGAAATAACATAGTAGCGGAAAACGCGCCTTTTGTGAACGCTTTGCAAATGTACTACTTTTCTTAAAGGCGTACAAATATTTTTTGCGCCCGCGTTTTAGCCGCCGTTTGCCGCCGTTTGTTTCAAAATTGCGTAGTACCGTTCCGCCAATGTTCCCGCTTTTTCAGTGAATGTTTCATCGAATACCGTTTTACCTGATGCCCAATGCCATTGCTTCGCCGCATCTTCCAGGGCTGCCCGAAGTTCGGTAACGTGCGCGGCTGATTGTTCGGCATCGCGTTTTGCCTTTTCGGCTAAGGCGTGTTTTTCGGATGTGCCTAAGAATGTAACCGAAACGGCGTAAATCCCGGCGGCTGAAAACAACCCGGCCAAAATGCAGGCGATGACGAACGGCATTTCGAGCGAACCGTAAAACGAATACTCGAACGGTAACACCCCGGCCTTTGCCGCTTGCACGGTGCGAAGGTTGAACAGTACCAGGTGAACGAAAAAGGTAAGGACTTCCAAAACCACAACGGCGGCTATACCTACCTGTGCCGTTGACCGTGATGCGGGGTTTTTCGCCATGCGTAGCGCGTGCCAGGATATAAGGCAGTACGGAACGGCGAACGCCGCCCCCATCTCGCGTAAGGTGAACCACAACCCGTAAACGGCGGTTGCGATAGTCGACAAGTACACAATGTCCAGCATACCGATTTGTGGCCATGTGAACCGGCGCTTTACCGGATCCGGCGTGATCGGCTGCGCGTCCGGATGTTTCGTTGTGCGCGTCCGGTGTTGTACCGGCTTAGGTTGCGCCGGTGGCGTGACTGTGCGCGGCGTGACGGCTTCCATGTGTCCGTTTTGGTGTTGGCCTGCGCGGAACTCTGCTAAGAGCGTAGCGGCTGCCTGTGTTGCCGGGCCGTCTTTGCGCCTTGTCTTTGGCGCTCCAATCCATTCCAGGAACGGGGCAACCTTGTCGGCTGGCAAGGTGCCTGTCGGGCCAGGGCTTTTACCCTCGTACAACCCGGCGTTTTTCCATGCCTTTAGTAGGTTGTCTGTTGAGATGCCGGTGGCGTGTGATATTGTGGTGAATGTCATTGCTCAAAATAGTGTTTATGGGCTTCGAAAAACGCTTTGGCAAACCCCGGCGGCGTCACGCTCCTTAACTCCTTTGTTTTTTCGGAGTTGCCACCAAGCGTTTGCAGCCAACTGCCCTGCGAACAACTCCGAATTGGGGCGACAGGCGACTTGACAAGCATAGGGTTAAAGTGGCCCCAAAGGATAGTTTTTTTCGTGTATGGATCGCCGTAATCGCAAGGGTTAAATAAAAGACGGCGAAGGGGCTTTAATTCAGGAACAAGTTTATCAATTCGCCCAACCGGGTTTTCCAGCGCCCAAAATTTTGGCTGAAAATAGTCTATGATTTCGAGCGTTTTTTTGACGAGCAAAACGCTTTTTTCTGTCCTGCCGTCGGCATCTTTTGCGGCCCAATATTGAGCGCCGCTTACCGAAAAATCGGTACATGGAGGGGCGGATAATATGCCAATTACATTTTCGATTTGCCGGTAATCCCATTGCAATATGTCGGTGCCGCTTTTTATGTCAACCCTAACCACATCAGCTACCGTCTCGAAAGGGGCAGACCATTGGCCGGAATAGTCAAAAAGGGATAATAATATTTTAGGAAATTCTTTCATACCATGATTTTGTAACGCCGCACATTGTCAATACCGGCGATTTAGTAGCGCCATTTTTAGCCCAATCCGGGGTATGAGCGCTGCAAAAATTCATCACAATTTGTTTACCCCAAAGGGTTTTGACTTTTATGGATGATGGTTGTTTGCATCCTGCGAAACTACATTTTTCGTGTACCATAATTGCGTTTCTTTATTATTACTCCACAAAGATGCAGTAACTTATTTTACCGTGCAAATATTTGTACAACTATTTTTCACGAAAGATAAAAATACTTTGATTTGGGTATAAAAAAACCGCCCGGCGTGATACCGAGCGGCTTTTTTGTGATACGTGTAATTATTAGCCACCAACCATTCGGTGCAAAAGTGCTTCTATCGGATTTTCTGCTAATGCAGCGCGCACTTTTGCATGTATGATTCCAATGGAGTAGCCAATAGCCAACGCCTCGACAATCGTCGGGTCTATTTTGTTCATGGCATATTCCATCGCTTGTACCGTGTCGCTTGAATTTCGGTAGGCTTCTTTCGCCGTAGCAATAATTTCATCAAATCGCGGCTCTGGAATACCTATTCCGTCTTGTACGCCTTTTGATTCGTGATTAAACACATACGGTTGTTTTTCTTGAATTTCTGACATCTTATTTTGTTTTTAAAGTGAAAGTTCTTTTTAAAGCCGCCCACACTTTCCAGCGGGGCGGCTATCATCCCATAATAAACCGATTATTCAAAAGTAGAAAAAACCGTTCCCGTCTGCCCAAAATTCCGGCCCGGCGTCTAATCCCTCCATATTGCAGCGGTGCGCGGCTTTAACCAACATATTCCATTCAATCCGTGCCTTGTTGCGCGCGTCCTTCGTGACCTCAAACGGCGTCACATAGCCGTCATTGTCAACGGCAATTATGTAGTACCGTACCGGCTCGCTAACACTGTCGAACTCATGGCAGTAAATCGCCGCCTGTAAATCGTACTTGTTATTCCGAATCTGTGAACGTACCAGGCTCTCCCCGGAACGCGCTCCCATGCGTTTTAAATCCCAAATAACCCGGTTACCGTTACGGTCGTACCCGTCGGCGTCTTTAATGCCCCTGTGCCTAAACCCGTTGTAAAAGAATGATACTGGCA